TTGTTGGAGAGTCGGAAAGTGAATTGGGATTCATTTACGGGTTGCGTTAAAGCTGGGTCGGCAGCAGCCACAACAGCACTATGGCCAACTGCGTCACTGAGAGAGTAGTCGCCCGCGAGTATGTGTGGGCTTAGGATCTCCATCCAGTTCGAATTATCTAGTGGGCTACCAGACACGCTTTCGTCATTGATCCCCAAGGCTTCGAAGTTAACAAAGTTGCCATGCAAATCATCCGAGGTGGTTCCAGGAGAGAAGATGGCGACATCGTCGTTATAGGCTGTTCCTGTACTTGACATAACTACATTCTCCATATCGGCCAACATGGTTCTTTTAAGAATGGCCAGGGCTGTTTCGGGCGGTACAACGCGGTTGAAAATCACTTGTCCCTCACCCGCCAGCATCACTTCTTCGCCCCGCACTTGAACTTGCACGTTGATTTCTTCGCTTGGGGGCGGAACGAATTCGTTGATGGCCCCGCTTATGTTCATAGAGTGTAGAATTGCCTGAAATGGAACATATTCTGTTAAGATGTTTTGTGCTTCTACAATTCGATCATTTGTCAGGTGTTCTATTTCGATATCAACTGTATAATAACTACCCACACAATCTTTGCAGCAGTCAACGAAATCCTTATCTATATGACAGGGCTCACCTGATTCTCTCTTGCTGCCATTGTATTCGTCCATGTTATACACGTTTTCACTATAGGGAAATTCCGTTCTAATATGGCCGAAAACAAGAGGTTCGTGGAGGGGGTGTTTGATCTGGATGATAACATCAAACATGGGGTCATCTTCTTCAATTACCCGCACGTTCCAGTTTTTAGGAGGATAGCACTGATCTCTTTCATCGCGTAGATCGCCTAGAGGAAGACTACGAACATAATCCTCAATGGTTTGTTCTGTAGCACCTGGGACCTCAACAACCTTGTAGATGATGCGAATTGTGTCTCCGGTTTCCAGAACAATAGGATCTACTGATAGTTGATCGCCAATCCAAGTGAAAGAGTTGTTGACATCATCAAGGTCTATGTAGTCGGCGGTTAGCTCTGTCCAGTCGTCATCTTCGACACCTCTCCAATATAGTTCGAAGTTGTCTAGGTCAAGGGGCAGGGCGTCCTGGCACAGAGAAAACTCGGTTTGTCCTTCCGCGACTTCAAAATAGTCTTGCCATGTATAGTCGGAAATGACTTGCCAAAGCTGCTTGTAGGATTGCAGGACCATTCCTGCTACGCCAAAAGCATCGCTAAGACCGCCGTAGGTCCCTTTCTTTTTGTAGATGCTTGGAGCTTGCCCTATTTGCCTTCTCCAAAGAGTGGGATCACTAGACCGGAGTTTGAGGTTGTAGAGATTGGCGAAAGGCGTCAGGTATGTTTCTGGTGTGGCATTTACGTCCAGGACCCCGAATATTTGGTTGGCCACGTCTTCCAACCAAGTGAATCCCTTGGCGACCGAGTTGTTGAGTTCATGGATGACTTCGGGACTTAGGTCCGAGCTACCCAGCCGTGTTTCATAGGTCTGAGGCAGATATCTCCGCATCAGTGTTTCGTACTTTTCTGGATCGGTACGTTGAGTTGGAAGACTCGTTGTCAGAGCCGTATCCCCAAACAAGAAGAATGCTTGATGGGCTGTGGTTTTATCGCCCGCGATATTAGCTGTCCAAGTCCAACAGATGAAGTAGTCGCCTTCTCGCATCCCTTTTGGTTCCCAAAACAGCTTGAACTGACCTGGGATGGGATCTCCGTTCTCATCAAGATCAGGGATGAGGATGTTGTCTTGGATGACTTTCTCCCGTTCATCGGGAGGAACGCTATCGGGATTTAGCCATGCCGGAAAAGATTCTGTGCCTCCTGTTGGATCATCGTATCCGAAGACCTCGACAGGGATGGCCTGTCTGAAGTAAAAAACGGAGGTCTTCTTGGTTTCGTCAATCCTCTCTTGGATTTTCTCTAGTGCCCGTATGTTCGTTTCGGTAGGGTCATCGCATACTGCCTGTTTTGCCGCCCTGTATGCCAGAAGCAAGTCTTCCGAAATGATTTCGTTTTCGTATTCCGAGAAGTTGGTGTTGGCAAATTCCTTCTCCGCGAAATAGATCTTGACGTAATCTATCTTATAGGGAGTGATTGGACAGTCATCCGCATCCGTGATGAGAATGGTGAATTCAATCGTATCCGTTATTCTGGGAGACTCGTATATTGTCTTTGTGTCTTGTGTCATGTGAATAAGAATGAAATTGTCAAATCATCCGGTCTAATGATTTCGTTGAAGTTTGCAGTAATGATCTGGCCTGAGTTGTTTTCGTCATTCGTAACGAAAGTAATTTCGAAAGAGTCGATTTGCTTCAAATCGGCCAAAGCCTTGGTCAGATCTTTCGCGTCTAAAGTCTGCCCAAACTCCCAGTTGTTTATATCAAAGAAAGCACTGACTCTTCTTTCAATGTGAGTCCTGATTTCTTGTTCGAATTTTCTGTTGAATCGATCCAAAACGGCTTCTATTGAAGTGTCAACTAGTATTTGGGTGCCATCCTTGATACAAACATGATCGGTCAACATCTTCTTGGTTTCTAGTTCTTCCAAAAGATCGGCTTTGAGTTCGTCACCGGCCTCCATAAGGCCACTTTCGTCGCTGGCAAGGATGTAGATGTCAACGATGTTCGCGGCACAACCACTTTGTCTCAACACCGCAGTGCTTTTGCCCACTTGTCCGTGATATGGGGTCGCAAATTGATCGGCTATTGTTTTGTAGTCCAACCCAGTGACCGCTCTGTTTTGAGTGCTAATCCACTCAGGGAGCTTCCGGCGAATATCCTCTAGCGTATCTCCATCGTATCCAAATTCGCCTCTAGTGTAGTTCGTAAATGTGACCGTCACACTAAATTCTAAGCCGGGAACAAAAGCTTGTCGCTCCGTAGTCACAAACCCGGTTACAATATTGCCTCTTGTTCCACCCCCGATTCGATATGTAATTTCTATCTGTGATCCTGGTGAAGGGCTGAGTCCCGCTCGATTATTTCCGAACATCACATAGGCATTGTAGGAGGAATCATATTCAACACGATATTCTCTTCTGGGTTGAGATTCGGTAAAGAAATCGACCTCTTCCCATACAACACCATCTACACTCACCGTAATAGAGTCGAAGAGAACGGGAGAAGAAATCAATTGATATGTTTGCAAAGTCTCCCCTGTTCCCGAGAAAATGTCCGAAACCGTTTCTCCCTCTAACCCAACAATTGCTTGGTTTACCAAGGCTCCAGCAGGGATGATTATGTCCTGCTCGAAAATCGGATTGTTGTTTGGGTCGGCGGGAAATAGCTCTATGGTAATCGGGCCTTCATCTACGGTAACTTCTACAACTACCGGGGCGGGTATGACAATATCCGTAGTAAAGGTGTTGAAGATGGTCGCGGACCACAGGGATCGGGCCGCAATTGGCGGCGTTGGCTCGAAACCAACCAAACGCGACAATCTGAAGGCGTTGTCAATTTCTGTGACTGTGTCAATGAACAACTCATTGACAATTTGATCCATTTTGAAAGAAAGAGTATCTGCCAAAAAGGCCCAGTTTTCGGTCAGCATGATCGCAATTGATCCTTCGACCAAATCGTTGAAGGTGTTCGGTATGACAGTTCCATTCTCACCAAAACGCTCTCGCATAAATTCTACTAATCTGGTTTTCATGGACCAGAAATCTTGGTTTGTATAGTTGAGATTAAAGACGTTTGGGTTCTGAATAATCTCTGATTGTGAGAATGGCTGTACGTCAGCAGGACAATTTTCTGGCATTATGCTCCTCCGAGAGGCACTTCTAACTTGAGTTCCTGTAATTGAGTAATGTCTTCAAAATCCGTAAATTCTATGCGGATATAAAGGATGTGAGGCAAATCATCTAAGGGGTCTGTTAGGTCGAGACTATCTTGTACTCCAACATTCGTTTCTATTGCCGTAACCGCAATTCTGGGCTCCCATGTTTCGATGGCGGTTGCAATCATGTCTCTTGCCAACTCTGCGGTCGCCGCATCATTTTGTTCGAAGACTAATTCCATCAAAGGTGTCCCAAATTCAGGCAGCATCACCCTTTCACCTGGATTTGTTAGTAGCAAGCTCAATAGATCAGATCTAATAAGGTCCGCTCCCGTTTGGGTGTGTAGAAATCCTCTTGCGTGTTTTGTAATGGGATATGGGGCCCCTTGAAAAGTAGCCATTTCACTCCTTATAATTGTGTACAACCCGGTAGTGGGGCACTGCTGGCAAATGGTCTTAGATAGAAAATATGACAAACATGAGCATCCGGTTCGGCAGAAGCCATGACTCTGGTACTGGCCACTATTCTGTTGCCTTGTAGGACACACACCGGATACATCGATGGGCCACAACCCTCACCATCAGGGTCATTTACGTCTTCCCCAGCTAATAGATAGATACGTTCCTTGGCCAGGAAAAAATGGATCTCCGCGACGTTAAAATAGACGGAGCAAGAAGCGTGGAATGAATTGCGACTTACAACCGTGATCCAGTTTCTAGGACCCATGCAGCCACCAACACAAAATTGGCTCCATTCTGTGGGTATGTTCCCTTGATTTATCGGGGCATTGAATCCGGTGGGAGCCGACACATCGTCCGCTCCTATGACAGCGTAGTAATCCATCGATGTTGAGAGGAAGTAATCGCCTCCTGCTCGTACCTGGATTTGTCCCCCTGCCGGGTCTTCTTGCATTCTAATAAAGTGCGGACCAGAACAGACATCGTATTGAGGACAAAATAGTCTGATGAATTGTCGTTGGCATTCTTCTTCCTGAGTGTTGAAGTCGGCCATCATCAGTTCAAGTCCATACCCAGTCCTTAGTTTGACGTAAGCATTTGTCGCTGAATTCTCTGGAATGCCGCCTTCTTTTCTGGCTTGGCATTGTAGGTTGTCCACATCTGCCATGTCGAAAGTATGCCTAGAAGTAGATTCCATATGAATGCCACGCATCGCACCCGCTTGCCCATCTTGACTTCCTTCTTGACAAGCGGTTGTGTGGTCATTCATCGCAATGTAATTGCCTGTGGCTGTTTTCAGAAAGATTCCATTTTCTTCTGATCGGATATTGGTATCTATTTCAACGTCATTCAGCCAAATTTTATGTCCAGTGGTTGAAACCAAGCCCATTTCACACAAACATTTGTCGGTTTCTCCAAACTCAAAATCCCAAAGACCAGCAGTTGGACTACTGGGGTCGTTTTGTCTGTACCACGTAGCGGGTCGGTCTACGGGCTGCTCGACCTCATCGTTGGCATAGAGGGTGTGCCCCGAGAGAGAAATGATTTGGAAACCACTTTGAGGCAAATCGATTTTGTTGTTCTGTGGGGTTCCTACCCCTCGGTATGGCCGACACTCACTGCTGTGTTTGTGATAAGGATTAGCACATGTAGGCTCTCTTTGGAAGAAAGCGTTTGTCGTGGGGTTGCCATCGGCATCATTACACTCACTAACATCACCACCGCCACACTGGCATTGCGGGTGGAGCCATTGTCCTGATGGATGTAGGTTGTCATCCTTGAAAAGTAGAGTTCCACCCGCACCTGTTTGCATTTCGACTCTAGACCACCTATGGTTGCATTTGTAGTTGCCATCGTCTAGCAATAGAAAATGCTTCATAGGTGATTTGAATCCATACATATGCGGATATGTGATTCTAATCTGAGCGTCTGGGTCGTCCCTGAATTCAGAAATGTCATCAATGTCGGGGTGGTTATAGTTGGTGGTGTTCCAAGGGGGAAAGTTTTGCGATCCATCATTTTCCCCGCTTACATAGCCTTGACGTTTTCCATCGTGGATCTTCGAATATTCAGGCATAGGAAAGTCCCATGCCTTATTGCCCGCTGGACCGGTATCTCTATCCCATGTGGTGCCAAGATAAAAAGCTTTGTTGCGATTTCCCCCCTCAAAAATAAGACACAATTTAGATCCGGCTGGGGGAACCCATTGTAGTCCACAATCATCAAAGCCCCCCATGGAAGAAATAGGAGTGGCCCATGGCAATTGTGGCACCGTAGCATCAGGGCTAATTAAATGAGGGCTAAACCAACGCACTCTGCCCTGTCCCCAAGGATCGATAGTATCTACACAAATAGCCAAGTGCATGCCAAACAGTGTTAGTGCTTGAGCCGGGACTTTCCATCGGGTTTTGATTTCGGATTGAACAAGTGTTTTGGTGGTGTACCCTAACTCGGAGAATCTCCCCTCGATTCTAGCTAGTCTATTTTGAACGTCATCGATTACATCTCTCAGAGATGCATTCACGTCTAAATTTGATTTGGCTCCCATTTAAAATCCTTAACACAAATTCTGAACAATGAAATCCCCACCCTCAGCACCAAATGTCGGTCGGTCATCTGGGATATCGGTGCCGGGTGCTTCTAGGAAGAGCTTAACGGTTGTAACATACGAACCCTCTTTTATGATGTGGTTGACCCCCATTATTCTCCAAGCTCTGTTGGTCAATACTGGGTTGCATCCTGGCTCTGCCAACCAATCCCCACATGCGTTGTCATTCTGGTTCTGGGCGAAAGGACTCTTCACCAGATGAAAAGGATTTATGACAACAATAGAACATGTTAGTGTGCCTTTTTTGGTGGGATCTACCATTTCTGGCCGTGGATCACCAACGATTCTCATTTCGGCACTTATCGTATGCAACTGTTCGAATCTGGCATTTGCGCGAGCGTGTTCTTGATTAGCTTTGCCTACATTTTTATCTACGTCTTTTGGAGGATATTGGAGTCTATTTCTCTCATCCCCCACAGTCTCCGATTTTACACCGGCTTTTGTGCATTTTGCATTGTGTTTCTTTTGAAAGGGCATTTTCCCTGCGTCACCCGACAGTTCTGTATTGTCTTGTTCGTTGGGATTGTCGGCGTCTTGTTGTTGGGCGGTATTGCTACTGCCACTAGCACCCCCAGTACCAAATTGAGCCCAAGCAGCCGCATAATTCATTTTGGGACTGAACTCAAGAACATTACTGCACTTCCCCCCATTGACGATAAAAGTCCCAATATTGGCAGCCGATTTGCAATCTTTCATTGGTTTGACTTCTTGTTGGATAATGATTTTGTTGGGATGTTCAGAATCCCAGACAACCACAACTCCACTTTGTCTGTTTTCCTCTAGTGGCTTCATCCTGTGTTGATCTAGCCAACTTCTTATTGTGCTTAATCTGTCCTGTAGGCTTCCCGCCCAAGTTTGCTTAGGGCCTCGTTTGCCTCCTTGGTCCCACTCTATTCCATCAGGGATGATTTCTCCGTTGGCGTCCATTTTTCTGAACTCGACCTCTAAGCGAGGCTTGTGATTGCAAATGTCAATAATTGCATCTTTAAGATGCATTGGCTTGCCGTCCTCGCCATAAATGCAGTCTTCTTTGGTGGAAAACAACATATTCATAACATCTTTGCAAGTGATGTTGTATTTGAATTTTCCCTCAGTAAAATTCACTTCCAAATCTTGTAGGGTTGCATATACAGGTTGTCGGGTTTTTTCTACGTTGTGTGTCCCATCGCAGTTCTGTCCTATCCAGCCCCACTCTACGGCAACTTTGACAACCAATTCGTCCGCTTTTTTAGCACACTTAACCATGTTATGAACGAAATCTCCAAAAGCTCCTCCTTGTTCGTCTATGATTTCAAATTTCAATTCGATTCCATCCGTGTGTCCGTATTCAAAGCTGTTAATGACAATGTTGTTGGGATAGGGAATCCTGCCAGGGGCCGATTTGTTACCCACAGTAATGAAAAAGGGCTTGGGTTGACCGCCCAAGAATGTCGCTCTAACCCACGGTGCCAAAACATCGTAGTCGGGGGGCGTATTTAACTTTCTGCCCTTGCACATGGCATTCCCAATACAGCCAACTAAACAATTAACTGACATTTTATCTCCTACAACAATATCGCATCTGGCAAACGAAGGGTAATGCCCGATTTAAAATCCCAAATGTCCCAAATTTGGTTGGCCACCATGATTCTCCACCAAAAATCAACAGTACCATAAGCTTGTCTGGAAACTAGATCGGGTCGATATTCTGTTCCCGGCGTGATTACCGTAAATTGGTCGTTTGGACTCTCGGGGATGTCCTCTCGTTTCCAGGTGTAAAACGTCATCCGATTCTCATCACCGTAGTAAATCACGGTGTTGTTTATATACCGACTACCGGTACTAACAAGTAGTTCAGAGTTAATGTTTGTTTCGGTTACGTTGTTGGCCACTACGCTCCTCCAGGACTACCTAAAATTTTCTCTTGCCCAGGCAAACGGCTTGTTCTGTATACAACATCCCAATTCGTATCAACATCAAACTTGAAGGGACAAAACGTTGTGGAATCCCAAGCCACTTCCGTTGGAAACTTAACGGAGTAACTTTTAAGAACAACACACAGAGGAAAATCCGCCAAAAGCGTTCCGCATTTGATTTGGCAAACGGGCGGCGGAACAAAGGGGGCCCCTGCTAGGCTACCTGTTCTGGGATAAACTGCACTTTCTATCCATCTCAGGTGTTGGAGATTGATGCTGACATCATCTGGGTGTGAAACCACAAAATGGATTTGCATGCCAATCGCTCTATTTTGAGATGAGGAATAGGTTTTCAGCGGACTAGATCGACCAATTACCGATTCATCACTATAATCGGCTCCTTTTTGGTCGGAGATGTCCGGTAAAACTTTGAAATAGATCCTGGGCTTGGGAGGTATTTGCAACCAACAATCAGGTTTTCCTTGAGCGTTGGCGATTTCAACTAATGGGCCTCCCGGCAATGTTGCTTTTGGCATTTTGCTCCTTGTTACATTCCGTCGTTTACAACGTTTCTGCTAGGTCCGCCTCCTGGCTTACCATATTTCCACACTCCATATTGAGGAGATTGAACGGGAAGTGTATCCAAGGCCGTACTCGGTCTAGGTGCCTCGCCCGCTCCCACTACGTTGTTGGGTTTCATCAGGGCAACTAGTTCTTGGATTCCCTCTTCTATCTCAGTCAATTTGTTGACTTGATCTTGACTGGCAGCGTCGATACTGGACAATTCGTCAGTCCGAAGAGAAGTTGCTGTGTTGCTGGTGGTTGCACGTTCTCTCATCATCGTGCTTTCCACATCATGCCGTTGTGTAGGTTGTACTGGTTGCACCCCCGCACCGCCTGGCGTAATTTGAACGTGTTCGGGTCCTTGTTCTCCAACATATAAGAGTTCTGGACCGTTCGTTACGAACTGACCGCCTTTGGCCATTCCTCGGGCACGGAGTCCACCACGACGTTTGACATGGGCTCTCTGTAGAGCCTCCATCTCATTTAGTGCTTCCTCCCTAGTAATCTCGCCCCTCTTTACCTTCTCCAGAACCTTTTTGCGAATGGCCGTTAATTCTGAGCCAACCGATTTTCCCTTTTTGGTTTCTTCATTTAAGGATTTTTGTATTGTTGTCCCTTCGTCCATGGCCATTCTGTGTTCTGTCATGCTGGCCATGTAGGCTTTTTGAGCCGCTAAGAATTGTGCCTCTACTTCTCGTTCTTTAGCCAAGAATTCGGGAGGTAGACTTGCCGCAAGCGGCGTCCATTGCTCTGTTTGTTGTGAAACCGGTGGGGTTGCTCTTCCTGTAAAAGCCTGTCCTGTTGCAATAGCTCTTCTGGTTTTCTCGGCATGAAGGGCTTCAAGTCTGGCTCTCTCATCTGCCGATGCCGGTTTGAGAGCTTGGTTCATTGCGGCTTCCATATTTACTTTTGATGCATAGGTCGCGGGATCTGCACCGACCGGCAACGTGTATTTTTGCTCGGTTATTTCACCGGTTTCAGGATCGAAAGTCATCCGCACACGTTCTTCGTCTACAAGCACTCCCGCTCCCCCAGCACCTTGACCTCCGCCTTTTATCGCACCACCCACGCCGCCAGCCGCAAGTCCCTTTCCTCCCGCAACAAGTGCTGCTCCCGTTCCCATTCCCATCCCCATTCCAGGCAAGCCCCCCATTCCACCCATAAAAGGCAAAGATAGATTGGACAATCCTGCTCCCATTCCTGGTACTCTGGGGAACATGTTCCCAAATATACCCCCTCCTAAACCACGCATGTTAAAGGAAACCTCCCTTTGACTTCGGCTGGCTCTCTTGGCCATATCGTCGCTGAAGTCCGTGAGCCCTTCATCGTACAAATCACGGAGCATCTTCCTTTGTACCGTTGAGGTTTTTCGTTTTGATGCTGTGACCTTGTTCTCTGCTTGTTTGACTTGTCGTCCTTCTGCCAATTCTTTACCGTGTGCAGCATATGTGGCACTAAGATCACCAACCCAAGCCTTGGACACCTTTTTAAGCGGGGCCCTTGGATCTTTTCCCATCTTCTTGGTTGCGTCTTTAGATTCCTGCTCCATATGCTTTTTCAGCACCTCTAGATCTATCCCTCTGCTAACGGCAGCCGACAGCATATCCATTTTGGTTATGGCATCTTCTAATTCAGAAATGTCTGGGAAGTAATCGTTAATTGGTTCGATGATGCCCTTCCTTATGGCCCAGGCAATTGCTTCAAAGAACGTGGCAAATTTAGCTGTTTGTTTGTACAGAGTTTGAATTGGAGATCCCCCGAAAAAGCTCTCTTCAGTAAACTTTTCCATTGTTCCTTGCAAAGTGGTCAAGAACGAAGCTGTTCTTTCCATCGTGCTGGCCATTCGAGAAATTCTGTTGCCTACATCTTCTGCTGTGGCTTCGTCGGGGAAGTAAGTGTCAACCGGATTCACAATGCCATAGAGAAGGAATTCCGCAATGGCCGAGAAGAATGCTTTGAATATAGGAAGTTTGCCCGCCAATTCTTCTGCAAGTGTTCCATCACCAAACCACTGTACGTCCTTTCCGAATTTGCCAACAACTTCTTCCACAAACTGCATGATTGGCATAAGCGACTGTAAAATCCTAGCCATGCCTTCTACCTTAGGAACAACTGCCTCTATCGTTTGTTCGTCAGGGAAGTAGGTATCAACTGGATTGATAATGCCGTAGAGAAGGAATTCGCTCATTTTGGTGAATAACTTGCGGAACTCGGGCATTGCTTGTTCCATCAAATCGCTGGCTTTTGAATGCCCACTCCATATGCTTCTGTCCGTCCAATCTGTTACTACCTTGTCAAAGAATTCCAGGATCGGAGCTAAAGCTTCAATGATTTGGGCCATGCCTCGGATTTTGGGTACTACGATCTTAAGCGTTTCTTCGTCGGGGAAATAAGTATCAACTGGATTGATGATGCCGTAGAGAAGAAATTCCCCCATGTCTATGAAGAGTGCTTTAAATTCAGGCATCGCTTTCTTGAGTTTTTCGGCTGGAGATTCGCTAAACCAACCTGGGTTTGTAATTGGCAAAATCTGTTTAACCATGATTTCTACTGTATCGGCCAACAGCTTTGTAATTTCTCCTAATGCAGCTAACTTCTTCGTTATTTCCTGCATTTCTTCTTCTTCGGGAACAACCGTAGACACTATGGAGGCTATGTTAATTATCTCCGTTCCCAGAGCCATAAGTCCTATGGTTAATCCACTCAAGACAGCAGCACCAAGAATCATGCCTATAGCCAATATCGGAGCATACCAAGCCATAGCTCCTAAAGCAGCCAATGCAGCCGCACCAGCTACGACCGCCGCAGCGATCTTTCCTGCTGACCACAATAGACTAGAGACATCCTTGGCTATTGCTGCGGCCTCCTCGGCATCAAATCCCATGCTGGCTTGAGCCAACTTGACAATTACAGTGGCCAAAGCAATCATGCCGGGAATTAACAGACCCAAAACAAAAGCCCCTGTTATCATCATGGGCAGCAAGATCGGAGCATACCAAGCCATCGCTGCTAAAGCAGTCAATGAAGCAGCACCCAACACAACAGCCGCCGCGATCAATGCGGCAGCACCCAATAGTTTCGCAACACTCATTGCTGTATTAGCCGCAGCAGAAGGATCAATTCCAAATGCTAAAATAGCCGCTGACAAACTAACGACCCCCTGAGCTAAAGCGACCATGGGTGGGATAAGGATTCCTAGTGTTATGGCTCCTAACATCATGAATCCAGCCAACATCGGGGCATACCAA